ATTTCGAACCGACCTGCAGGCCGGGGTACGCCAGCAACTCCTGGACGTAGGCAGTGAACGGATTGCTCGAGGCGTCGAGCACCGATTCGATCCGCGGATCCGCCATCTCGAGCTGACCGTTCTGGCCCCAAACCCAGATCACGTTTTTCGGGCCGCCCTTGATTGCCCAAACGCTCGATCCGGTCGTTGCGGTCGTCCCGCCAGCGTCGACGACCATCGTCGAGTCGACCGAGTCCAGCAATCCGGGGTGACCCTTGGCACTGCCGCCGTAGGTCGTGTTGCGGCCGTAAAAGAAGTTTTTCACGACCTGCTGCATGCCCGCTTCGAGTTGTCCGAGGGCCTCATCATAGATGAATGCCTCCGGCCCGTCCTCGGCGCGGTCGGCAATTGCCTTGTCGCACTCCCATCGCGGGTTGAGGATATAGGTCTCCACCAACCTGTTTTCGTAGGTCGATTTCGTCGACGCCACGCCCTCGTTCGCGTCGCGGAAGCCGGCCGTCGGCAATGCCGTCCTGACAAGCGTGGGGTAGTTCAGGCCGCGGATCGTCCGGGCCGGAACGTAGAGCAGCTCGGGGTGGATGCGGATCGTCTCATCGATCAAGCCGGCGACGGCGTCGCTGCCGTTCCGCTTGGCGATGTCCAGCAGTGTGGCTCTGGCCATGGGGGTATGTCCCTTTCAAGGTTCGGCCCCGACCGGCCAGGTTCGAATTGTCAGTTTGTCAGTGGATCCAGGAGAAAATCAGGCGCCGCGTCCGGGCAGCTTGATCGCAGCCGCAAAACGCGCACGATTCTCGTCGCCGATCAGCTCGGACTGTTTCTGGGCCTTGCCGCCCTCAGGCGTGAAGCTGGCCGGCTCGCTCTCGCCCATCTGCCCGCGGAGCGTGGCGATCTGGGCCTTGAGCTGCGTGTTTTCCTCGCGGAGCGTGGCGTTCTCGGCCGTCAGTACCTTGGAGTGCTCGACGCTGGCCGCCTCGAAGGTCAGGCCGCGGGCGAACAACTTCGCGCCGAGGTCCTCGCCGAAGGCGCCGGTAAACTTCTGCCCGAGTGCCGCCCGATCGGCGTCGGCCGTCGCCGCGGAATTTGCCGGCGTCTGGTCGGCCGCCGCGGTCGTACCGCCGGCTGCCTGGTTGTCCTGCGTCGCGGCCTGGTCGGTCACGTCGGCCGGCTTGGCGTTGTCTTGGGTCGCTGGTTGCGACTGAGTTGTGGGCATGGTTACCCCTCCGTTTTGCGAAAAAACAGTTACGCCGACTTCGGCGCCGGCCTGATTTGCGAACTCGGTGGTCGTGCTCATGTCCGCACCGTGCGGGCAGATCGCGACGCCTCTCAGGTGCCACTTGCGGGCGATGTACCCGGGGCCCTCGAAGCTGTATCCGTTGACCTCCGCCTTCATCCCCGACTCGACCCATTCGAGCACCGCCGGGCCGGTCCAGTCGATCGACGATTCATACGGGACGCCGGCGGCTGCCTTGGCCGCAACCTCCGCCGCCTTCTCGTCGATGTCGGTCAGGATCGCGCCGGCCATGTCCAGACCCTTCTTGGCGTCGGCCGTCACCTGGTCGACGTAGCCGAGGATCTGATCGCCGTCGTGGCACCAGTCGATCGCCAGCCGGTCCTTGTGAATCACGCCGGCCATATCGTGGGCAATCTTGCCCCAGTACCAATGGGCGATCGGCTTGGCGTCGCGGGCATGGAGCCGCACGGGCACGCCGGCCTTGCCTTCCTCGGCGGCGGCAAACTCGAACATCCCGTCGGCCTCGAACCGTACGGCGGCTGCAGGGATTTTGCGTTCGATCTGTTCGGTCATGACGCTGTTGCTCCGGTTGTCCCTATGGCCCATTCCAGCGGCACGCCGGCTTCTGCGGCGTACGCCATCGCCTCTGCGATCTTGTCGACGTTCGAATAGAAATCGGTGTCCAGCTCGCGGCATGCGTCCTGCGGGCTGTTTGTGCCGGAGCGGATTTCCTTCAGCACGCCCTCGGCTTCCTTGGCACGATCCCACGGCCTGGATCCGGACGGGATCCATTCGAAGGCCATGTCCATCGAGCGGGGCAAGCGGATCTCGGGGGCCTCGCCCGTCAGGGCGATCGCCAGCCGCCAGGCGGTCAGCGCTCCGAGATATTCCAGCAGGTCGGCCCGCTTGGGCTGGCAGGATCGGACATACTGCAGGATCCCGCCCTTGCTCCCGTAGAAGTTTGTGAAACTTTCGTCGAAAAACGAATACGGGATGTCCAGGGCCTTCAGGGCCACCATCAGCATCAGCGTTGAGTAATCCTTGAATTCGGCTGACGGGGTCTTGGGATCGATAAATTCCGCCCGGTCCTGGCCGTCGAGCTCGAGCTTGAAAGGCCCCTGGCCGAGCTGGACCTCGTACCGTTCGTCGGCCGTTTCGCCGTCCCCATCCGTGTCGGCGGTGTCGACGGTCTGCATCGACTCATACTTGGCGTCGGAGTAGATGATCAATCCGATGAGCTGGGCGAGCTTCGCCTTGGCGAGCGCGTAATCAAATCCCTCGTAGACGTCCTGCAGGCCGTTGAGCGCCGGCGCGAAGGGGCTGATTCCACGTGTCTGGTCGATTCGGTCAAAATAGCCGATCGGGATCATGTGCCGGGCCGGGATGATCCGTTCGTGGCGGAAGCCGGTCTCGGTGCGGGTCGAGAGCGCGTAGGCCATCGCCCGCCCGGCCTTGTTGGTCCGCACGCCATGATAGAACTGGCTGAGGTCCTCGCCGGCGTTGTAGATCGCGTCGTTGCGAATCCGATCGCTTTCAATGCCTTGCACCGTCCCGGCGCTGAGTTTCAGCGTGAAGAAGTCGCCGTCGAGCGTACGCCGACCCTCGGCGATCCGCAGATAGCTGCGCAGGCTGTGCCGGCCGGCGGCATCGAAATTGTCTTTCATGCCCCACCAGGTCACAAACTGTTCGAGCTCGCGATTGAATCCGCGGTCTTTGGTCCGTGCCTGGAAGCGGAAGCTGGTGACCCAGTCGAGATGCTTGCGTACAGCCCACGCGGCGACGACGAAGTTTCGTGCGTTCTCGCGTGCCTTGGCCGTCAGGGCCTGACGTTTCTGCGGCGGCAGATGCCGGTCTTCACTTTTCAGGACCGTCGACCTGGTCTTGCGATTCCGGGAGCTGTCGGCACCGTCGTAATCCCATTGTCGCCCCTTCGCGCAGAGCCCACCCAGAAACTGCTTGGTTTCTGCGGCAACATCGCTTCGAAATCGGCTCAGTGCGATCATCCGTCGAGCCTCACGGCGACGCATCGCTGTTTGGTGCGGTAGCCGGCCAACTCGTCGATGAGCTCCGCCCGCTTCTTTCGCAGGCTGGTCAGGTCATACTGCGTGGTTGTGCCGTCGACCGTGTGTGAGCTGACACCGCTGGCCAGAATGGCATCAATGGCGGCGATCTGTTCGGCGGCGGTTGGCATGGTCGTGCTGGCTTGTAATGATCAGATAGGCGGCCGGCCGGGTGGTCGGCCTCGGCCGGCCGCCAGGCGGGGAGGTGGCCCGCTCTCACTTAAGCGTGCACGGTAGCACGGAAGCTGGCCTGGTTTCGCCGGCACGGCGGAAATACTCGCTAGAATCTAGCGAGTATTTTTCGGAAGTCCGCCGACCGATCTCAGGGAAGCTGGAGGGTGCTCCCCTGAGCTTGTCCCCGCAGTTGCTGCAGACGGTTCCGAGGTTGTCCTTTTCTCGGCCGCACACCATGCAGTGTTTGTGGATCGTCATCAGTTCCTCCCGGAGAACTCATAGAACCTGGCCGTATAGAGTTGCTCACATTTGCGGCAACGCAACCGTCGCCAGATCACCCGGTCGAATGGCTGCCCGGCGATCTCGCCGGCGACGTCTCGTTCGACAATCTTGCGAGCCACGACGTGCGACGTGGATCCGCACTTCGGGCACCTAGCCGGCCGCACGACCGTCTGGCGATCCGCGGCGATGGCCATCGAGGCCCGCGACGCCGATTCCGGCGGCCAGTGGACCAGGTCATCCGCGGATCCAGGCCTCGGCCCAGGTGTCGACTCCGGTGTCGCCTCTGTCGTCGCTTTGCGTCTCTTCGCCATGGTTGCCTCCGTCTCGTGGATCGTTCGATCCGTCTTCGATCGACGGCTCGAAATGAATGAATGGTTTCGTTCGCATCACACCGCCAGACTCTGTGCCTTTCGCGGTCCCTTATGCTTTCCCTTGCTGACCACCCTCGGCCCGGCGACGTCGATCCCCAGCGTCGAGGCCAACACGCAGCACGCCACCAGGTTGTCCCAGAAGTGGTTGTCGCGGCCTGCATGGAGCTTCCACTCGTCGACCTTGCGGATCCGTGCTACGGTGCGGACCGGATACTCGGCCAGGCAGTGATCGATGAGCAGCCGGTGATCTCCGGCGTGCAGTGCCAGCGATCCCCGCTCGCCCAGCGGCGTCAACAGCCGAGCCGCCAGCCGGCTCTTCCAGTAGTTCGAATCGAACGAGATATGCCGGATCGGATTGGGCGGCGGGATGATCCACTGATCGCCGGCGATCTCGCCCCGCTTCCGTTTCCGGCTCGGGCCCACGAGCGGCTCGCTCGAGGCTCCGCGGTACACGCCGTGCATCGGGCGGATCGAGGCCGAATAGGTCGATTGCCTGGCGAACCGGTAGACGGTCTCCGTCGAGTCGCCCCAGTTGGCGTCGATGCCCAACCGCTCCAGTTTCGCCACCGCGCCGCCGTCGACCGGCCATTCCCGCTCGAGCAGCTCGTGGCAGATCGTCTGCAGTGCCGCGTAGAGCCGCCCCTCGAGCGTCAGCCGCGGGTGGGCCCGGGCGATCGTCTGGCGGATCCCGTTCAGGCTGAAGTACGGCTTCCGCTGATCGGGATAGGTCCCGTACGCGACCACGTGCCCGCGGAAACCCTCCTCCCAGGCAACCACCGACCAGTAAAACGCCTTGTCGTGCAGGTCGACGTGTGCCACCAGGTGCTTGATGCCCGAGGGCACCAGGCCGCGTTTGTGGTTGTTTGACCGCCGGCCGAGCAGCTCCTCGGTCAGCCGGCCCTCTTCGGCCCCATCGTCGAGCGGATCGTTTTGATACTCCGAGGCGAACGCATACGGGTCCTCGAAGTAGAGCCGCATCGCGTATTCGACCGCCGACAAGCAGCCCGGCTTCCGCTCCGGCCAGGCCGCCTCCGCCTCGGCGTGCATCGCGGTCCAGTTGGTGCAGAGGAACTCGATCGCCTCGCTGCCGTCCCCGTCGTGTTCGAGCGAATCGGCATACAGCCGCCAGTATTCCTCCCAGAGCGAGATCTCCTTGGGAAACTTGTTGAGCAGCTTGGTGCGGTGGCCCGACCAGGTCGGGTTCTTCTTTCGATCGAGAAACCGCTCGGCCAGGTCCCCCGGCTCGATCACGGTGCAGGCCATGAACACCGTAATGCGATGCTCGGGCCCCTCGAGCCCCAGGATCCCGCCCTTGATCCTCCGCTCGCGATCGTCGCACTGCGTCAGACTGCCGGCCGATTCGTCCGTCTGCGGATCGTCGATGATCGCCAGCGTCGGCCGCAGCGGCTTGCCCTCGGCGTCCGTGTCGTTCGCCCCTCGGAACTCGCTGTCGAGCCCGGCCACGCGGAGGATCGCTCCGGAGCTCAGGGAACCGGCGATCGTCGGAAAGACAATCTCGTCGTCCTTCCACGTGATATCCGTCGCGCGGCCGTAGAAGATCTGCCCCTTGGCCCGATTGGCGATATTTTCCAGTTCGCGGATCGGATGGCAGACCTCCGGGAAATCCGCATATAGAAGCCGATTGGTCCGCAGGTGTTTTTTGATCGAGGCCAGGCGGCGAATGGCGGCCTTCTGACTGCAAGCGAACAACATCACGAAGCGATGGAGCCCGGTGAGGATCGCCCAGATCACGGCCACGTCGCAGAGCATCGTTTTGCCGTTGCCTCGAGGCATGGCCAGTGCGAACCGCCGGCCGTCGCCGGCGACGATCGCCTCTTCCATCTTGCGGATCGCGTACAGATGATCCGGTGACCAGGCCAACTTGAAGATGTGAGAGAAGTACGTCTCCATGCAGACCCGCAGCGACCCGAGCGCAGCACGGCGGCGGGCCGGATCGGCGATCGGCGGCAGCGGCGCGATGTCTCTGCCGACCATCGCACGCTGGGCGGCGTACCTCCGCTTGCGTTCCTTCTCCTTGGCGTAGCGCGAGCGGGATCCGGTCGATGTGCTCATGGGGGTCGCCAGACGGAAGAGCGGCCGACCCCGCGAGGATGATCACGATGGCAAGGTTCATGGATTCAACCTGCGAGCCTGCAGACCGCCAGACGCACGAGTTCCGACGCCGGTAGAGAATCATCGCCGAACTCGAACGGTTCCAGATAATCACGGATCAACTGCAGCTCGGCCGACTCCTGTGAGGTCTGCTGTCCTGGCAGATCAGCAGGTCGGTAGAGATCCAGCAGGCGGTTGAGTTCCTTCTGGATATTCGCGGCCGAGGTGAAGGCGGCGGCTGCCGGCGTCTCATCCGCCGCGATCGCCTTCCAGGATCGTTCGTAAAGATCGTTCAGCCGCTGGATGGCTCGGCCGAGTTCCTCCACCCGGTCCGCTCCAGCCGCGAGCGTCAACCGCCGCCTCGCTTCGGCCACGGTCGCCTCGGCGATCGCCGCCTCGAGGCCGTGCTCGCCGGCCAGCCGGGCCCGGGCCGTCACTGCGTCCCGGTGCCTGACCAGCAGCAACACGGCCACCTCCACCAGCTCGGCCGAGATCTCCGGATCCGTCGCCGCTGCCGGCCTCGACGGAGATTTCCGCGACGCTGCCGGCCGTTTTGGATTCGCGGCTTTCTTCTTGGCCATCATTTTTTGCGCTAGTAAGTCTACCCAGACGCGCGCC